AGAGAAGCCTACGACGTTACTCACGCTCGGTTAGTGCTAGATATTTGGAACGATTTAATAATAGCAATAAAACGAATAAAATGAAAACTTATTGGACAATGCGAAACGGACAAAAAATAGATATTGACGAAATGGATGTTAACCATTTAAGAAATACATTAAAAATGTTAGTTCGAAACACTGAAAAGAAAAAACCTGTAAAACTCAAATTTCAAATTAACGGAGAAATAGCGCAGGAAATGATTTTTAACGAATTGATAAACGAATTAATGGGAGACGAATTAGACGAATACTATAACTATATTTAAAAAAAATAAAATGACACTTAAAGAAAACTGCATTAAATTGGTTGAGCAGGACCAACTAAACAAGCCGAATAGAAAGGCGCATATAATCCATAAGAAAGCATACCTAGCATACAAGCTAAGATCCTACGAAATGACTTGGAATGGCATAGGGGAGATACTAGGATTAACTCACGCTACGGTTATCCATTTAGTAAATAACGCTATTTGGTGGGAACAAACTAAAGACAATATGTACCTAGAAGACACGAAACTTTACAGGCAGGAAATAGAAAACCTAGAAGCTTCTCCAGAAGATAGGAACTTAGAAAAGGACGTACTAGAGTGCGAATCATATAAGAAATTAGAAAGGATTAAAGAAAGGATTTTAAAAAAGTATTACATATAAAAATTTTATTATGAAAAGGGATTCAATGATTATTTACCGAAGTTTTTATGAAGCTATTAAGGAAATTCCAAAAGAAAATCAAGCAGAAGTTTGGAGCGCGATTTATGAATTAGGATTGAATGGTAATTTTGTAGAACTTACAGGAATAAGTAAGACGATTTTTACTTTAATTGCACCACAATTAGAAGCTAATTACAAGAAATTTATAAACGGAAGTAAACCAAAAACAAAGCAAGCAATAAGCAAAACTGAAGCTAAAGACAAGCTAAATAAAAGCAAAATAGAAGCTAATGTAAATGTAAATGATAATGATAATGTACCTCCGTTGGAGGAATTTATAGCTTATTCTTTAAGCAAAGTACATAACATTGACAAAGAACAAGTGCGTTTGAAGTACGAAAGTTGGTTGGTAAATGATTGGTCAACAAACTCAAAGGGCAAAAAGACAAAAATTAAAAATTGGAAATCTACCCTTTTAAATACTTTGCCTTATATTAGCAGAATTGATACTAACGAGCCTAAGGAATTACAGATGGCTAGAGCGCAAGGATTATGCTAACGACTAAAGGAGATCAAACAGAATACCTACTGAATTACCGAGAAGGTAAAATACAAATGGGTTTAGAAATAGGATGTTATCTAGACGAATATTTAAGATTCAAACCTAAGCAACTCAACATTATTTTAGGGCACGATAACGTAGGGAAAACGTATTGGATAAATTGGTACTTTCTTACCCTTGCTTTGAAACACGATTTAACCTTTTGTATCTGGAGCGGAGAAAATCAAAAAGGACAAATCCTCAGAGACCTTATCCAGATGTATGCAGGAATCCCATTTAAGGAATTAACCAAATCGCAAATAATGAGTTACTCTACCTACATTGAGCAATTCTTTACATTTGTTGATAATAGGAAACTTTACAAACCTAATGACCTCCTCAGTATATTTGAGGACAGCGGATGTAAGGTAGGATTGATTGATCCGTTTACAGGACTTAACCGAACTATGACCTATGAAGGAAACTATACATTTATGAACGATGCAAGGGAATTCGTTAACCGTACAGGTATGACTATTTACATAAATACGCACCCAAACACCGAAAGTGGACGAAGTGGAAATTTATTTGCTGACGGAGATTGGAAGGGGCATTTGAAACCTCCTTTAAAAGACCATATCGAAGGCGGTAAAGCTTTTCTAAATAGGTGCGATGATATGATAGTTATACACCGACTTGTTAAGCACCAAGGGATGAATAAAACGACTTGGATAAACGTGGAAAAGGTTAAAGACGTAGAGACTGGAGGAAAACATACAGCACTAAACGAGCCAGTATTCTGCAATTTTGCAAGGGGTTTAGGTTTTGAAGTTGGGAGCGTTGACCCTTTATCCAATTTACGACCTAAAAAAACACGGAAACAAATTGACAGCACTACTCAACACACTTTTATCAAATCAATTATTAACAACGATTTACCTTTTTAATTATGAAAACAATAAATTCACTAAGTGGGGGAAAAACTTCTAGTTATATGGCAGTGCATTACCCTGCGGATTTTAACATATTTGCTTTGGTAAGAACTAACGATAAATCTTGTTTATTCCCAGACGCTAAATTAAGACAAATTGTAAGCGACAAAATAGGTCGTGAGTTTATAGGTACTCTAGAAGAGGACGAAATAATTTACACTATGTTAGACCTTGAGCAATACATAGGAAAAGAAATAATTTGGTTAAGTGAAACAACTTTTGAAGATATTATTGAAAATAAAAATGGTTATTTACCAAACATTATGACAAGGTATTGCACTTCTAAGATGAAAGTTGAACCTATTGCTCAATGGTGCTATGATAACACTAAATTGCCAGTTGAGATGCGTATAGGATTTAGGGCAAATGAAATAAACAGGGCAAATCGAATGATTGAAAAAGAACAAAATGGAATCGAGAATTTTAAATTTAAGATTGGACATAAAAATAATCGGAATCAATGGAAGGAATTACCATATCGCAAAGCAACTTTTCCTTTGATTGAGGATAGGATATATAAAGATTCAATAGAATTGTTTTGGCAGGATAAACCAGTAAGATTTGCAAAAAGAAATAACTGCGTCGGGTGTTTCCATAGAAATGAATTACTTTTAAATCATTTATCCAATACGCAAGAAAATAAATTTGATTGGTTTATTAATCAGGAAAAAAGCAATGGGGGTACTTTCAAAAATGGAATTACTTACGAAAAAATTAAAAGCTATAAATTGCAAATGGATTTATTTGATGAGGATTTTAACGAATGTGACTCTGGATATTGTGGACTTTAAAATAAAATAACTATGGACTTAAATAAAACACTTAGGACAAGCGTATTAATTAGCTACACTTACACTAAGATAGCAACCAGCTTAGACGAAATCAAACGTAAGCACCCCCTTAGAACCGATTTAATAGACTCAATGGAAGAGAGCCTAATGGAACTGCAGGAAATTAAAAAAACCTTTGTAGAACTCGAAAATGAATATCGGTTAGAATCAAAACAAAACTTTCGTTGGCAGTTAATTAATTTGGAGCAACAGGCTAAAATCAAAGAACTTGAAATCGAATTAAAAGCTCGGGATTTATGAGGTGCAAAAACTGCAAAGAAAAATTTGAGCCAATCCGCTTTAATCAAAAATACTGCCTTCAAACGGAATGCGTTAAGGTATGGGTAGAGTTGGAAAAGGTTAAGCAATGGCAAACTAAGAAAAAGATACTTAAAAGCGAAATGAAAACTACGCAGGACTTAATTAAGGAAGCTCAAATAGTTTTTAATAAGTTTATTAGGCTTCGTGATAAGGACAAACCTTGCGTAAGTTGCGATAAACCTTTGGGCGCTAAATTCGACGCAGGACATTACTTCAGTTCTGGAGGGCACAAAGCTATAACTTTTAACGAAGACAATGTTCACGGTCAATGCGTAGCTTGTAATCAACATAAACACGGAAATTTAATAGCGTACCAAATCGGAATACAAAAAAGAATAGGAGCGCAAAGGCTTCTAGGTTTACACGAAGACGCTCACAAAATTAAGAAATGGTCAAGGGAGGAACTAGAAGAAATAATACTAACGTACAAAACTAAAATTAATGACAGAAGAAACGTTATTTAATTACTTAAAAAATAATTACTGGAGTGATCTAAATCAAAGTAAAAATAAGTTCAGCTATTGGGATTGTTTTTCGGAAACTACAAAAACACGAATAGAACTTAAATGCAGAAAAACACACTACGAAAACTTAATGATTGAAAAAGAAAAGTATTACAAGTTGGTAAGAAAGTACATAGAAAAAAACGAAATACCTCTTTACATTAATTCTACCCCAAAAGGAATTTATGCTTTCGACTTGCGAGAAATTAAACCTGTATGGACTACCAATAAACAAATGCCAAAAACAACGGAATTTGAGATCACAAATAAAGTTGAGAAAACCTACGGATTAATAAATATAAGTCAAGGAAAAAAAATTTAAAAAAAAGTTTCAAAAAAGATTGCAGATTAGAAAATAAGTATTAGATTTGTGTATAATTAAAAACTAAAAACTAAAAACTAAAAACTATGAAAAATGTATTTAAGGCTTTAGCCAACTTTCAACAAGAATGTCCAGTGATCCACAAAGGGACGCAAGGTTATGGATATTCTTACGCAGATCTTCCAAAAATTTTAGAAGTAATTAACCCGATTTTACGAAAACACGGACTAGGATTTACTCAAGCAATTAATGGAAACGATATTGAAACGGTTGTATTTCATTTTGAAAGCGGGGAAACCATTACAAGCAAAACAGCTATTCCGCAAGGAGTCCAGTTAAAAGGTATGAACGATTTCCAAGTTTTGGGTAGTGCCATAACTTACTTGCGTAGGTACTCGATTTCTAGTCTTTTGGGGATAGTGACGGACAAAGATACGGACGCTTCTGGAGAACAGGAAGCACCTAAAAAACCTGCCATAGATACAAAGAGACTAGCTAAAGCCATCGAAGCAATCGCAGAGAGTAAATACACTAAGGAAGAATTGTTAAATAACTTCACGTTAACTAGCGCACAACTTAAATTAATCGAAAACATATGAAAATCAGGGCTTCTCAAATTGGTAAAATAATGACCTCCCCCAAAACCAAGGGGGAGTTGTTATCAAAAACAGCTAAAACGTATATCCACGAAATAATACTAAGAGAAAAATACGGAATAAACAAAGAGTTTTCAAGCCGTTATACGGACAAAGGGAATCAAGTCGAAGACATAGCTATAGCAATGGCAAATGAGGTCTTAGACGTAGGCTTTATCTATAAGAACGACGAAAATTTCCAAAATGATTGGATAACAGGAACTCCAGACGTAATCACGGACGAAGTATTACTAGACGTTAAATGCAGTTGGGACGCTACTACGTTTCCTTTTTTTGAAACTGAAATACCTACAAAGGATTATTTTTACCAATTGCAAGGGTATATGTGGCTCACGGGTAAAACCGAAAGCTTATTGATCTATTGCCTAGTAGATACTCCCCTAGAAATAGTTGAAGACGAAATACGCAGGGCGCATTGGAAGTTTCATAAGCTAGAAGAAGATTTAGATTTAAGACAAGAAATCGAATCTAAACATATTTTCGGCAACATTCCTCTAAATAAAAGAATAAAGATTTTCGAGGTAAAAAGGGACGAAAACGTAATAGAGTTAATCAAAGAAAAAATCGAAGTTGCGAGGGTATATTACGACGCACTTTATCAAATGTTATGAACCTATATCGACAATCGCGATACGCAATAAAATAAAGATATGAAAGCAACACTAGAATTTAATC